TTCTAAAATTAAGAGTAAATGTTTTTATTTGGATGCAAAAATGGCAATTCGCAATATAAAATTTAAAATCCGTAAATGTTTTTATTTGGATGCAAAAATGGCAATTCGCAATATAAAATTTAAAATCCAAAAAGCATACTATAGAATATTCAATCATCAAAAGTATCTAAGCTTTATAGAATTTGAAAAAAACATTCAAGAACTGTTTGATATTCTTGATGATCGAAAGAACTATTTATAGTCACCTTCCAGGCTTCCAAGTATGTCCACAAGCCGCACAACGATTAACGGTCTTGCTGCTACCTAAAAAGCCAGAGAATAAACTGTATCCTCTCTGTCCTGTGGTGATCTGGGTAGATCCACATTTAGGACAACGTACTTGGTTTATATTTTGTTGCTCGGACTGTTGTTGCGCTAAATTCATTGCTTTTCTTTGATTTTGAATCTCAATTAATTCATTATATTTTGAAGTAAATGAAATAATATCATCGCCTTTAAGTTTATTCATAGCAAGAACATAATCTGGATTTGGAGATCCAAAGTGTGATATTTTTGCCAATTCACCATCCTCAATATTTAAAAGTTCTACTGGAGAGTTGCAAAATATACATTTACCGTCTTTAACTTTGTTTTCTAGTCCAAATCCTACAAAATATTCTTTTTCTGCTTCAAAGGTTTTATATTTAAGTAATGAGTTAAAATAATCTTTGTCGCTTTTAATCTTGCTTCTGTTTTTCTCCATACAATTACGACAGCAATAAATCTTCATAATCACCCTCCAATTTATAATTTTATATTGCAAGTATAACATTATAAATAGATTATTTCAATTTGATTTTTAACTACGATAAAACTGAGGGTACATTTAATAATGGAAAGAATTTATCTGAATTTTGGGAAAGTATTAAAGACTTTTTTACAAAGAAGCAAGATGTTGTTAAAAATTATAATCCAACCAATAATGAGCAAGAATATTTTAAAAGATTAATTAACGATATTCCAAAAGAAGCTGATTTATCAAGTGATGAATATAAAAATCTGGCTTCAACATGGGCTAATGAGTTAGATGAAGGCAATAATAAATTAATTGAATATAATTCTAATACAGAATTAGGATCTCAAAATTTAGCCAATTTTGCTCAATCTCAGCAAACAGTTATACAAGGTACAACAAAATTTGGCGCTGCTTTAAAAACCGCAGGTAATGTCGCAAAGACATTTGTTGGAACTCTTGGCAATATGGCAATAGCTATGGCTGCATCCTGGGCTATTGGCAAAGTATTTGAAGCCATAGATGATTATAGACATCGTAGCGAAAATATCATCAAAGCTGGACAGGAAGCAAAGGATTCTATTGACAGCACATTCAAAAGCTTCGAAGAAGGTAAGCAGTCCATCATGGACCTTGGATCTTCATTCGGTGATCAGACAGAACAAATAAAAAATACCGGTGATGCAATCGATCAAGTTGCCGAAAAATATGTAGAGCTTCGTAAGGGAGTAAATCAGAATACAAACGAGAATGTATCATTATCTACAGACGAGTATCAGCAATATATTGATCTCAGTAGTAAGCTTGCCTCTCAGTTTCCTGGTCTGGTAGCAGGTTACGATAGTCAGGGAAATGCTGTATTAAACCTTGCTTCCAATGCAGATAAGGCTGCTGATAGTATTCGTAACTTATATGAGGCACAAGTTTCTTCTGCAAATGTTGATATGGGGAAAAATCTACAAGCAACATATGATGGTGTTGTTACACAGACAAGTCAATATGCGGAAGATATTCAGAAAAAACGTGATGAACTAGCTCAACTAGATATTGATATTTCTGAGAACAAACGTAGTATTTTAACATATGGAAGTAACAATTTTGAAGTTCAGAATTTGTATGGCGATAAAGAAAATGTTATTACTGATGTTCTAAAAGAGAACGGATTATACAAAGAGAATACTGGTGATGACGGAAGCATCTGGAATTTCTATGCTGAAGGTCTTGCTGACAAGTCAAAACAAGAAATAGATAGGATGAATGAACAGATTACAGCTGGTATGGAATCCTATTATTTAACATTGGAATCTCAGAGAAGTCAACTTCAGAGCGAAATTAATTCCTATGACTTAATGATTGAAGATCAATGGCGTAGCATGGCTCAATCACTTGGAAATTATCTTCAGACATCAAAATCATTTAATGAGCTTGATGATAGTCTTCAGAGTGCATTTCTGGCTAATATTTCAAATCTTGATTTAACTGCATTAAATGATCCTGATGGTGAATATAAAGGACAGGTACTTGATTTTCTGTATGGTGAATTTCTTGGGCCAATGTCTCAGTTTAGTACGGATGTACAAGAAAGTCTTGCAAAAGCACTACAAATTGATCCTTCTAAATTAACTATTGATGAATACAGGTCGCAAGTTGATGAAGCATTTAAAGATGCTTTTGGAAATGACACAGAGGAAAAGAAAGAACTCCAGGAGCGGTTCAAGAATGCTTATGGTATTGATTCATCTATTGAGGACATGGAAGATAACGCAGAACGTCTTAAAGAAGCATATGCAGATTTTCCAAATGCCAGTGATTTTATTGACCAGATGCAGACAGGCGATCTGTCAATTGCTGCACAGTTAATTGATAATGGTTCAGTTGATATTGAGAAAGGCACAGATGGATTAGTTTCTGCCATTGAAAGATATAAGAAAACGGTAGCAGAATCCACAGATGGTCCTACTCTCTCATCAATTCTTGGCGATTCTGATAATGAAATCTCATCTTCTATTGATTCTTTGCAGTCAGATATTTCTTCTTTATCAGATACTCTTACAAAGCTTAAAACAGGCGAGTTTAAAGATTCAGATCTCACTGACCTTATTCAACAGTTTCCACAACTAGCTTCTGGTACAGACGATTTACAGAAATCTATTTCAAACCTCAAAGTATCTAAAGTAACAGATAGTATAAAAAAAATAGATGATGCGATGGTTGGTGCTTCTAAAGAAGAGATGGAATATGCTAAAGCTCTTAAAGGAAGCATTCTGAAAGAAGCTGATTTGTCTGATATTGATGCTGCTACAGCGAAGCAGGAAATAGAAAAACTGTTCAAAAATGCTTATAGCTCTGCGCCACAGACAGTTGCAGAAAATATGGCAAAAGGATTTATCAATTCTTATTCAAGCTATATGACATCTGACACAGGCGCCCAAGCAATGCTTAAAGCGGTCGAACAGAATATTGGAAATATCACTTCTACTGGATTCGATTGGGGAAAAGAAATTCAGAATTTTCTTCCAACTACAGCAGATTTTATTAATAATGAAACAATCCAATCCCAGCTCACAGATTATCAGGATAAATATCAGTCACTCTATCAAGCTCAAAAAGATCTAAAGAACGGTCTTATGACTGGTTCTACAAGAAAGACATTCCTGGATAAATTCCCAGATCTTGCAAAATATGCAGGAAATACAGAAGACCTCTCTTCTGCTATTGATGATCTGATGGATTCTATGGACAGTGATGTAACTAACCAGTTTACAGATGCTATTAAAGCTCTTCAGGATGCCGGACAGTATGCAGATGCAAGTGCATTACAATCTTATGTTGAAGCTGTTTTAGATGGTGCCCATGATATCGAGGGTGCTTATCAAAAAATCGCAGGTCTTAAAATCCCTACACCTCAGTATGCAGAACTTAAAGAGGCTCTTGAATCTTCAAACGAGGGTGATCTTTACAACGAACTTCTCTCTCAGTATAAAACTGCAAAAGAGGCATGGGAAAAAGGTGAAGTTGGTACAGATGACTTTAAGTCTTTTGCTTCTATTATTTCTCCTACAGGTGTATCTGATGCAGTAAACTTTGGTGAGAATCAGGCAATGTTTGAAAGATACTTCCAGGATACATCTACTGGTGTTGAAAATTTCCTAGAAGATCTACAGAAGCTTGACCTTGCTTCTAATGAAAGTGGTCATTGGACCAGTACATTAGGAAATAACCTTGATGAAATGCGAGACGCTGCACAGAGACTTAATATGGGCTTTGAACCATTTATGATGATGTTTGGTCGTCTCGAAGATTATGGTGCTACTACTGACTTCTTCACTACGGAAGAGGATGGGCAACAGCATTTATCTGATCTCTATCAGCAGATTGCAGAAAAGAAACAAAAACTTGCAGAAATTAAAGCAGATCCGGATTTAGCTGGAGATCAGTCTGCTATTGATTCTCTCAATAAAGATTTAGATGAACTTTATGCGAGAGTAGAAAATACAAAAACTGGAATTGAAGAGCTTCCGGATAAAGCAACTTATTATGAAGCAAAGAATCTCGAACAGGCTAAATCAGTTATCACTCAGATGCAGGATGAAATTAATCAGGCAGCTGCAGAAGGAAATGATGAATTAGTCAAAATTCTTGAAAAAACTCGTGATCAATATTTAAAAGAAAACGGATATATTCTTAAAGAACAGCCACAAGGTCAAACTCAGCAAGGGACTATTGAAAATCCGTTAGCAAGAGAATTCACAAATCCAACTAAATTTGGTGATTATGAGACAGTCATCAAGAAGATTCAGAATGCGACAGATGAACAAACATCTTCTCTTGAGGAAAATCTTAAAGTATTAAGCCAATATTCTGAATCTCAGCTCAGTGGAATAAATTTATCCGATGGACAGTATGATGCCGGTTTTGAGGATGCTGAACAAGCACTTGACAACCTTTCTAGCACATTTGGTCTTACAAAAGATCAAGCGGTACAGTTAGCAGCTGTTCTTTCTGATATGGGGCTGATCAAAGCAACTCCTAAAGTTGACTTAACTACAGTTCAGGATCAGATTGATAATGCAAAAGATGAGTTACAGGATAGTAATATTACTGTTGATTTAAATTTTGATATTTCTACTTCTAGTAAAGAAGAACTTCAAAAAAAGAGTCAAGAAATTCAGGAAGAGTTAAATAACAATACATCTCTTTCTGATTCTCAGAGAGTATCTTTACAGGGAGTAAAAGATTCTGTTGATAACCAGGTTGTTACGCTTACAGTACAGGAAAAAGTTGAAAAAGATGGTGATGTAGACGAGCTTCTTGCAATGGATGATCAAACACTTGCCACAACACTTGACCTTGATGTTAATAATGCTGACCAATTATCAACAGCTAGGGATGAGCTACAATATATTAAAGACAATCAAGATGCTCAGATTGATATGACTGTTAAACTGGATGAGACACAGTTTAATCAGTTATTAGGTGACGGTGAGAACGCTTCTATTGATGTTACAGCAAACAATGAAGAAGCAAAAGAAAAGATAGATGAAGCTAAGAACTATGCAGAAAGTCAGAAACCTCAAATGAAAATTGATGGCAACAATGATCCTGCTATCAATAAAGGTACTTCTGCTACTCAGATGATCAACAACATGACTGGAATTATTAAGGTTAATGCTGACACATCTGGTATGGCAAGTGCTATTAATTCTGAATTGTCAAAGCCTCATACTATCAATATTTCCGCAAATGTTTCTACGCATGTTAGTGGTGGAACAGGTAAGTCTACAGGAACTATGATTCGTGTCGCTCATGCCGATGGAACTGCTTATAATGTTATCAATTATACTCCTGCTCATGCAAGCGGAAATGTAACACTTTCACATGATGAAACTGCTTTAGTTAACGAAGAAGGCATTGGCGCTGAATCAATTGTGCGTGATGGTAAATGGATGATTATTCCTGGTGGTGCACATTTTGAAAATCTAAAAAAAGGCGACTTAATCTTCAATAAAAAGCAGACATCCGAGCTTATCAATTCAGGACATGTTACATCTGGAGGTGGACATGCTAGAGCTTATGCAAATGGTACTATTGGTGCTTATGCAGGAGGTAATTCTGGTGTTTATTTAAACTGGGATAAAAATCGTACTCAAGTTGGCAATCAGTCAACCTCATCTTCCTCCAATTCCACAACTACCGATAAAAATACAACTTCTGTTAAGAAAAATACAGACACCGTAAATGACAATACCGAAAAGGTAAAGAAATCTACTAAGGTATATGACTGGGTAGAAATCCGTATTAAGCATTGGTCTGATCAGGTTCAGAAAATCGCTGATAAAATCACTGATTATATTAAGAAGTCACTTAAAACATCTTTGCTCAAACAGCAAATTCGTAAGATGAACTATGAGATTGGGTCTAATCAGAAAGGTGCAAAAACCTATATGAAAAAGGCTAACTCTATAGCAAACGAGTACACTTATTATAATAGTGATGGCGAAGAGATTAAAACCAATGTACCCAAAAAATATCAGAAACTTGTACAAAAAGGTGCTTATCGTATTGAAGACATGGACACTAGCACTGATGAAGGTAAGGCTCTGGCAGAGGCTATTGATCAGTATAAAACATATTACGACAAGGCACAGGATTGTAAACAGGCTGTTGTTGATCTGAAGAAAGAGCAAATGGAATTGTTTGAGCAATGGCTAATATGCCAACTGAAACAGCTGAACAGGCATTGGAACGATTACAAAATGGTTTTAATGGATTGAATGCAACTCAGTCAAGGTTATCTGCTGTTCAAACAGGTGGATCAACACAAAAAGCTATAGCAGACGCTGCTACTGCAAGTTACGAATCAGCACAGGTAGTTACAGAAAAAGCACAATCAAATCTTGACACAGCAACTGCGAAAGCAGATAAGGCAACTACAGCTGTAAATAGAAAGAAAAAAGCACTTCTTAAATCAAAAGGTCTTACGAATGAGCAGAAAAAAGCTATTAAATCCGGAAAGACTATTGATACCAGTAAGATTACTAACAAGACTACGAAGAAACGTGCCGAAGAGTATAATTCTGCAGTTAAAAATAAAAAGAAAGCAGATTCTAAAAAGAAAACGGCTCAAACTAAATTTAACACTGCAAATAAGAATTCTTCATCTCTTAAGACAGATGCCGAAGCAGCAATCGTCGGATATCAAGAAGGAAACGAACTTTCCTATATGGATTCCTTAACTGATCAGAATGTGACACAGACAAAGCAAGCTGCAAATATTAACAACAAGGCTTGGGAGGAAACTAAGAAAAATCTTAACGCCCAGGAGAAAGCCAAGAAACAAGCAGACGATAAGGTTAGTAAAAAAGCTAAGGCTATTAAGAAAAAGTTTGGTAGTAAGCTGAGTGATAATCAGAAAAAGAAATTAGCAGCAGGTAAAGAAATAAATGTCGATAAGATAAAAGACAAGTCTCTTAAAAAGGCTCTTACAGCATATAATAAATATGTTACTACTGCAGCCGAAACAGAACAGAAATTAAATATTGTCACAGATGCAGAATCAACAGCGGCAGCTAATGCAGCGGAATCACAGACAGAAGCAGCTAAAGCTACAGTTGAAGCAATTCAAAGTAAATTTGATAATGCGAAGACGTATTATGAAGGATTGTTAGGATATCAGGAAAAGTATAATGCAATGGAAGAAGCAAACATTGATTTATACAATGCTCATGGAAATTATGAGCGTTCTTCTGATTATGAGATCAAGATCTCAAATACTGAAAGTCTGAAAAATATCGCACAGAACAAAGTTGATGAGCTTGAGAAAAGATTTCAAGAAGGTGTTGATAATGGCACAATTGTAGAAGGATCTCAGGAATGGATTAATATGAAATCCGAGATTGTAGAAGCAAAAAAAGCTGTAACCGATTACGACACAAGTATTGAAAATCTGAAACAGCAACAAATTGGTGTTTATTATGAAGAACAGTTTGATCGTGCAATAGAGAAAATTGATCAGTTCAAGGACCGTATTGATACACTGAACGGAATTATCTCTGATGATATGAAAATTGATAAAAATACTGGACTTCTTACAGAATGGGGAGCTACTTCTGTAATGTTGAATAGAAATCAGTTTTCTGCAAATCAAGAAGAAATGAGAAAGCTTCTTGAAAAAGAAAATGATGTGAAAAAACGCTACGCTAATGGTGAAGATATGTCTTCTGAGTTTGGCGAAAAGACTTATGATGAATATATAAAAGATATTCAGTCTAAATATAATTCTTTAATTTCATCAAATAGTTCTCTCCAGAATGATATGCTCTCTCTTATCAAAAATCAGGCTCAAGCCGAATTGGATGTTCTCAACAAGGTAATATCTAAGCGTAAGGAAGCACTTTCTGAAAAGGAAAAATACTATGATTATGATAAAACTTTAAAAGATAAGACCAAAGACATTCAGATCCTTGAACGTCAAGCGGCAGCTCTCCAGGGTTCAACAAATGCTGAAGATAAAGCACGTTTGGCAAAGATCCAGGAACAATTATCAGATGCAAGAGAAGATCTTTCTGATACTATGACAGATCATGCTTTCAGTATGCAAAGTGATGCGCTTGATAAATTATCCTCAGATATGAGTGATGATTTTGACAAATGGTCTAACGACATAAGCTCTAATGTAGAGAAAATGAGTAAAGCTATTAATGAAGCAGTTTCAAATTCTGCTCTTAGTAATGCGCAGGTTCTCAATAATCTTTCTACTATTCTGAAAAATGTTGGATTAACAGACGAACAGGTTAGTTCTACATTATCAGGACTTACCGGTTATGCTTCCGGAACTGATTATGTTCCAAAATCTGGTATGTACAGAGTTAATGAAAATGGAATGGAATCAGTATTATCTAAAAAGTATGGTACTCTCACATTCTTAAACCAGGGCGACAAAGTATTTACGGCAGACTTTACTAAGAGGCTTATTGATAATGCAGGTATCGCTACACAGAGTAGTCAACCACAATTTGGCGAGATGTATAAGGAACTTATGAATGCGATTACCAACACAAATAATCAATCTTATGAGCATAGTACAGTTTACAATATTGTTGTAAATGAAGCTACTGATGCAAATGCAGTAGGTGATATTGTCGTTAAGAAGATCGATGCATACGAAAAGAAGCGTGTAAGAGATTTTAAGAGTCTTAGATAAACACAGGAGGGCATAGTGTCACAGCTATGCTCTCTTTTATTAATTTTGAACAGAGGTAATAATTATGGAAGTAAGTTTTTTTAATTTTAAGCTAAAAATAAATAATACATCTATACGTTTATATGAAAACGAAAAATATGTTGGTGGTATGTCATGCTGCAATGGAATAAATCCAACTGATGTAAATAATTTTATTGAATGGTTATTTATTAATGATAAATTTATTGGAACAGCACATGGTGGAACAATATGTTAATTTTTATGTAATAAAAGGACTAATTATGCATGTTAAAATTTTTGATCATACATTTATAATAGGTAATTATAAAATTATAGAATACCATAATGGCAAAGAAATAAGTAGTTTTTATAGTAAAGTATCACTTTCTCCACAGGATGTAAAAGAATATTTTGATTGGCTTTTTATAAAAGGCAAATATCACTTTTGCGGTCATCCAGGTGGATTATTTGGACTTTAAAATAACTGTATTAATATTTGTATTTATACCATTATTCACTTCTGCTCTATTACTTATTATTATTTTCATATCACATATGATTTCAGTCAGCTCTTTTTGAGTATTTAGAGAAAGATCAAAACCATAATCACCAATCGCCATATAGTCTGTAGATAATAGTCTACTGATACCACATTCATGTTTTTCAGTACCTACAAGATATATTTGTGGTATTTCACACTTATTAAATCCTGCAATAAGTAAATGAATTCCATCATTTGATGCATGATTTTCTTCATAACTTTTCACTTCTTCGTATATACATTCTACATCATTTATATCTAATAGTATTGATTTAATTTCTAAGTATACCTTAAGGCAATCAAAATCATTTTTACTGCCAGCATAACCAATAACAACTCTATCACTAATCTGGTAAATTTTATTCTCGTTTTCGGTAACTATATTACCATTTTTATCCACAATTCTGGAATCAGCGCATACAATAATATCATTATCTTTTGAGATTGCAGCAATTACTAGACTCATCTTCTCTCCCATCCTTCAAACAAATCTATATATAAAATCCATTATGATTCAAGTAATAATTTTTGTCAATAATAGTCTGAATAGAAAGTAGGTGATTAATATGGCTATATTTGGCTCTTCTTTTACATATAACGGAAAATCTTCCGATGATTTTGGAGTTATTATTTGTGCCTCTGAACAGCCAGAATCAATTCCAATGGGATTAACAAGAGAAATTTTAAAAGGTGAAATTACAAGCAGACGACCTGTATCAAATTGGTATAATACAAAATATTCAGATGTACTTACATTTGAAGTAACAATTACCAAACCTGAAAATCGTGCTTTTTCAAGAGAAGAAGTTAGAGATATAAACGCCTGGTTAACAGGACCACGTACACCTACTCTTCTATTTTTTGAAGATGAAGCTTTTGACCCTATTAATTATTATGGAGTATTTACAGATGTAACTAACGTTTATGGTAGTGGTATTTTAATGCTTACGTATACATTTACTGCAGATTCTCCATATGGATGGAGTAACGAACGTGAGTTTGCTTATAACAACTTAGAGAATTGTTTACTTGCAGTAAATGATAAAAATGTATCTGTAAACAATAAAAATGTTGAGGTAACAATTCAAAACGCAGAATTATTTGAAGTGAACAATGATACAGATGAGATTGGTGATTTTACATATCCGTTAATAGCAATTTATTCTTATGCAGGTACGCAAATTACAATTGATAATTATTCCGAAATTTCTACTAATGATTTATTAAGTCATAGTCTTACTCTTACAATTCCAAATGCAATTGATTACACAAATCCACTTTATATAGATTCAAAAAATCATAAAATTTATTATTACAGTAATACAAAGAAAAAGAATATTCCGGTTCAATTATCCGATCTTGGGTTTACATCTGACAACCTTACAAATTTAGATAATGGTAGTTTGGAATTATATTGGGTTAGGTTAGTTCCTGGTGTAAACAAATTTAAAATAACAGGTGGATGCAGTATTAAAATGACATTCAGATGCCCAAGAAAGGTAGGTGCCTATTAATGAATTTTAATTACGACTATTTTGGGCTTGCTGAACCGGCTCGTTTTTATTTATGCAAAACAGATAATACAATAATCTGTGAATTGAATGGAATTGATCTTCAATCTGTCAGTTATACGAAACAGCTTAATAATTTTGATACTATCCAGTTTGATGTGCATAGATATGTGAACGGCGAAGAATCTAATGGATATGACATGCTTGACGAGGCAATGTACATATTTGTTGATGGAATTGGATATTTTCGTATGTCCTATCCGGAAGTTTCAAATGATGGATTTGATGAATATAAATCAGTATCTGCACAATCATGCGAATGCGAACTTGCATTAAAAACCCTAAAAAACTTTAAGATTAATACCGGAGAGACAGACAGCCGTGAATATTTGATTAATGGCAATGTAAAAGAAACCGATGAAGGTGTTAAAGTAGCAGTTAAAAACATTATTTTATATGATGAACTGTACAAAGATTTTTCATTGCTTGATATTGCAATTGAAAAGGTTTTTGGATGGAAAATTGGTTGGGTTGATCAGACAATAAGAGAAACAACGGTTATAGAGACTAAAGTAAACGATGATGGAACTGTTACTACTACTTCACAAATGGTTGATTCTAAGCGGTCATTTGATATAGACTCAAAAAATGTATATGCATTTCTAACGCAGGATGTATCAAAGAAATTCGAATGTATTTTCGATTTTAATATTATGACCAGGACAATTAATGTATATAGCGTAAAAGATTACGGTAAGGATTCAAATGTATTTATCTCTTATCGTAATTTGATTCAGACGTTGAATTATGCACCAGCTCAAGAAGATAATATTATGACAAGATTTGAAGTACGTGGTGGAGATGACCTTACAATTGATGCAGTCAATTTTGGTTCTTCTACTATTGAGAATCTTTCTTATTATCTTAGTACAAAACATGTAAGTCAAGGGTTAATTGACAGATATAATCAATGGTTATCTAAGCTTGACGAAGCACGTAAAAAATACATGTATTACAATCGTCAGTACAGCTTATATATGGAAAAGCGTGATGAAATCAATCTTAGAGTTCCGAATGATGGGTTGAATAATAATTGGAAACAATTTACCGTAAAAGACCTTGGAACTATTAAAAAGAAGTATACTACATATATGGATGCACTGAAAGATGTGAATCTTGGCTACTGGGATGAAAAAAACCAGAAGTGGCTTAATAAAGGTGCGGAGCAAGATTATATTGCATATCAGGGTATTCTTGAAATTATCGACAAAACCATTGAATATAAAAATAATACAGATCCTACACAGGATGATAAAAAGTCCAATGAAGTAGATGATTTGATTGAAGAATGGAATACAAATTGGGATCTGTTTGGTCTTCAAGAGTTAAAAACAAAAGAGAAAACATATCTGAATAATATTGATGCTTTAAAAGCTTATAAAAAGGCATGGAAAGATTTAAGTGAAGATGAAAAAGGTCACTTAACAGAGTCCAATTATAATATTTCTCATAATAAGTATTTGAAGTATTGGGAATACGAATACGGAAAAGATGAAAATGGGAACTTATATGCGGAACCAGAAAAAGGTGGATGCTCTGGTGCCATTAAGCAAAGACAAGGCGAATATGATGATATTCAGAATTTAATGAATGGTTTTTCAAAAAATATGTCCGAAGTTGCAACAATTAACAATAAAGAAAAATGCGGCATATTTACAAAGGAAGATCTTGAAACATTAAATAAACTGTACAATGAGACAGATTATGTAAATGATAATATTATCACCATTTCTACAAACACTGCTGCAGAGATAATCAATACTCAATACGAATTATTCCAAGATGCAACAACAGAGCTTTCTAAGGTGTGTCAGCCACAATTATCATTCACTCTTACAATGGATAACATTTTTGCTATTCCTGGATTTAAAGAATGGCAAGGAAATTTTGATATAGGTAATTTTATCCATCTCTCATTCGATAAAGATGATCAGTATTTTTTAAAACTTCGTATCTCATCTCTCACTTTTAATCCATGCGTTATTGAAAATAATTTTCAAATTGAATTCACAAACATGATTAGTTATAACGGTGGTCGTGATGACTTTGCTGTTTTACTTGATAATACAGTAAGCACAGCTAAAGACCAAATTACAGAATCTGTAAAAAGCAAATTAGATACATCCGGAATTGAAGTTTCAGATGCACTTATTAAGGCAATGGTGAGTTCAACCAGATTTTCAAATGCGGTATCTAACGGTGTGTTTGATACAATAAATGCTAATACAGGTGCTTTCGGACAGGTTATATCAAAAATGGTTAATGCTAGAGATATGATGGCAAACAGTGGTCTTTTTGAAACAATTAATGTTGATGCGACCACATCTAACTCGTTCTTGCACTTGATATTAATGCGACACGTATATCTGCAGGTACTCTTTCTGTAGATAGACTTATCATTCGTGGTGAAAAGAATTCTATCATGTATTCGTTTAATGAAAGTCTTGGAGCTGTTGAATCAAAGAACATTCCACCAGAAGATTATGATAAGTATTACATGGGTGGTAAAAATATTCAGGCACATACTATTACTGCCGATCAGATTCTTGCAAATTCATTAACTGCATCTGAAATTACTACTGATGACTTACGTGGTATAAATGGATGGATTAATCTTCATTCCGGTACTTTTACTTTCTATGGCAAATCAGAAAAGGTAATTATTGATGATATAAATAAGGATAAAAAACTCCTTGATAATTACATATCTTCGTGGGAATCTCCAAGAGGAACTAGCGGTGATGATTTAAGATATAAAGAATCTATGAGTTTTTCACCTATCGGATTAAACCAGGAAAAGTTGAAAAGTAAGATTGAAGAGTTAAAACCGTATACTACTGATTCAAGTGAAGTTTTAACTACATTACAGAAAAGTACGTTAATAAGATTCCTTGGAGAATTGGACAACTATATCATTTGGCTAAATGTAAATGACAAAATTTACAAAGAAAATAAATCTGCAAGTACATTAAATCAGATGACTCGAACAGATCTTGAAAAAGAGTTTGGAATCAATACTCTATCTGATGCAGAACGTACAACAAAGTATAATCTTATTAAAAATTATGTAGGTATTAAAGAAGCGTCAGAAGAAGACAATTCCGCAGGACTTATGGCGTGGAACGGACAGACTCTTACTGTTCGTGGAGACATTATTGCTAATAGTCTTACACTTGGTAAAAATGTAAATATTAGCAGTGAAAACATTTCTGATTTAAAAAATTATGTTACAACCAGTGGGCTTGATGAAAAATTAAAAGATTACACAACTACTTCCGATATGCAAAATGAAGGACTTGCTTTTATTGTCAAGAAAAATGGTTCTATTGGACAGTTTGATGGAACTATTAATCCAGATGATACGAAAGGTTATTTTTCTGTAAATACAGATGGGTTAATGATTGCACAAAATGCAGTAGTTTATGGAACTATTTATGCAAAAGCAGGAAAATTTACTGGAGATATCATAGCAAATTCATTAACTCTTGGTGACGGAGTGGATATTTCTACCGATAAAATAAGCGGTCTTGGAGAATATGCAAAATCATCAGATCTTAATGGATATGTAAGAACAGTAGATCTTGAACCGTATGCAAAAACAGAATCCTTGTCTGTATATTTTGAAAAAGATAAAGATTATGGAACCATTGTTGATGGTCAAACTGGAATAAAAGTATCTACAAATGGGCTTCTTCAAGCAAGTAATGCAATAATTTACGGAACAATATATGCAAGCTCTGGATGGTTTAAAGGAGAATTAAAGGCAGCCACCGGAACCTTTTCAGGAGAGTTAAAGGCAGCTACCGGAAGTTTTAGTGGAAATATTACTGCATCAACAGGAAGTATTGGTCCGTGGAATATAAATTCTGATGCTATTTATAAGGGAAGTGGATATAACATAGGCGGCCCTGGTAATGCATATTTTGGTAATTCTGGATTAAGTATATCTGATAAATTTATTGTTGATAGTGAAGGTAATATGACCGCAACTGATGCTACTATATCAGGAACAATCACCGCATCGTCTGGAAAGATTGGGCTTTTCAATATTAGTAATGATGGTTCTATTTACAATAAACCATACGGCACAGCAGGAAGTGGCTCTGATAGTTGTGGTCTTAGTGTAACTTCTGGAAAATATGCATTCTGGGCTGGAAGTGGAGCATTTTATGTAAATCAAGATGGTAGTATGCATTGCTCAAACGCAGATATTTTAGGTGGCATAACATCAAAGGGAAACAACACCATAACAGAATTAAGGAATGGACAATTATCTATGAAGTATGATTATGGAATAAGTGACGTAGAACCATTGCCAAAACTTTTAATGGGACTCGATGGAAATAATGAACCATATTTGTATTTTTATTCTGTCGCCCCATATACAAGCGTTTCTATATCTGGTGGTATTATAAGAGGGACATTAAATGGAAATGTTACTGGAGATGTTAGTGGTAATGTTAATGGATACATAATTAATTCAGAGTCAACAAGTTATCGACCTGCAATTTGTACATCAACAGATGATGGTGGAAAATATTATGTATCAATTATCAGAACTAACGTAGACAATAAAATTACAATTCGTGGAAAATGGGATTATCAAAAATTTGAGACAAGAACATTTCAACTTACAACATCTGATAGGAGATTAAAAAGAAATATAAAAAACACCAATATCGACAATGCATTAAGCCAAATCTTAAAAATAAATCATAGAGAATTTATATGGAAAGAATCAAATAATTATATAGATTTAGGATATATTGCTCAAGAATTAGAAGATATAAACCCTAACATGGTAATAAAACCATCTGAAAGCAATGAACCATATGGTGTAAATACATTCTATATGGAAAGTCTTATTACAAAATCAATCCAAGAAATGTATGCTGAATTAAAAGCAGAAAACAAGCAATTAAAGCAACGAATTGAATATTTAGAGCAACAAATCAACTAAGAGCATTCTATAACAGGAATGCTCTTTTTATATTAAAAATTAAGATAAAAAGGAGAAAAACTACTATGAAAATCACAAACGCAGCTATTTACGATATTATTGAGGCAACTAAGAAATTCAGTAACGCTAAAGGCAAAACAGCATTCGTACTCTTCCGTGTACTTCGTAAACTTCAAGATGAAATTAAAGACTGTGATGATCAGAAAAATAAATTAATTCAGGAATATGGTAAAGAGGTAGAAGGTGGAATAGCTATTCCTAACGATGACAAAGAAGCTTATGAGAAATTTATGGCTAAATTCACTCCTATCCTTCTGTATCAGATTGATGTAGATATTCCACAGCTCACCGAGGAAGAATTTGATTCTCTTTATGAGGTTGATGCACCTAACGCAACTATGAATGATTATGCTATTATTGACGCTTTTCTTGTAAAGAAACCGGAACCAGAAAAGAAAGAGGAAAAAGCAGATACAGAACCTGATGAAACAAAAGAAGCTGCAGTTGAATAAATTAAGGAGGCACATATGCGAAGTGTACTTGATATCACTTGCTATGAGTCTGATGGTGTTACTAGAATAAATCATCTTACACAATGGGATAAAGGACAGACCATATGTTTTGAAACATTTGGTCTGACTTCTCCGCCTGTGATTCATTGGTGCAATAGAATGAGTGAAGAAGCACTTCAGGTTAAATCATCTTTGAAAAATAATAAATTTTATGTAGATGTCCCAAACTCATTGCTTCAAGAGCCATACCCTCTTATTGGATATATTTATATATCTGAATCAAATAGCACTTCTGAAACAGTCGCACAGATTCGTATTCCACTAAAACAAAGACAAAAACCATCAGATTATTATTATATAAATAATGTAGATTTTGTAGTCAGTTATCAGGTTGGTTCTTTTGAATTTACAACTGGATCTACAGCTGGCGCAAAAACTTATACTTTAACATTCCCAAATAAATTCAAATCTATTCCAGTCGTATTCGCGACAACTAATCAAACAGATCCCCAAAACTATGCCGTTTCAATAACAAATAAAAGTCAAACTGGTGCCACTATTTGTATTTATAACAATGAAAATGGGGTTGATAAAAAACTGACGGTTAGTTGGATGGCTATTATTCCGTAAATTATATATTTGTTATTATTGTTAGAAAGGTGGTGTAAAATGTACACTCTTAGAATTACAGATGACAATAATGTTATTACTACAGTAAAAGAAAGTCTGATGGAGAAAAGTAATTGCGTGAACTCTATCCAGATTATTATTAATAAACTTTATAAAGAACAAATTGATATGACAGATACTACTGCTTATATGAAATATGTTCTTCCGGTTACAAAGAAAATTAAGATGACTCAGCTCATTGCAGATACAACAACTGATGAGAGTCATATTTTATATACTATTCCTGTGACAGCCAATATCTCTGCAGAACCAGGTGATATCGAGGTATCATTTACTTTCTTAAAACTTGTTCATGATGAAGAATCTGATACTACCACTTCTTATGTTCGAAAAACTGAATCTGGACTTATCCACATTACAAAATTAGCACAGTTTGATAGTTATGAACCAAGTGAAATGTTAACTGAACTTGACCAGAGAATTCTTGCACTTATGGCAACTGCTGAAGATATTAAAAAACTTGGTCAGGCAACTTATGACAATATGCCAATTGATATGAAACTTGATTCAGAAGCAAAGAAACTGACTCTTGTAAACGCTAATGGAAATACAGGTGATGGTGTTGGGATTGCAGACCTTTCAGACTCTATTGCAAAAGAACTTACAGGTACAGATCCAGATGGCACTCAAGATGGTATTACACATATTGACAAAGTTACAGGCGTACAGAGCCTTGATGAATTATTAAAATAAAAGATGGAGGGAGAACATGTCATTTAAAGATTCAAAAGCACAAATATTGGCTAATTCAGCTTCCGATGATAGTGATATCTCTACCATGGAGGCTGATTTAGCCACTACTGCTGTTGTTGACGATGGATATGTATTATGCACAGATGGACGATATGTTATCTATGATGAATACTATGATAATTCATATTCAACAGTGGATAAATTAAAAAATGTAACAGTAGACTCTTCACAGATTAATATTGTTCAGGAAACAAACAGTCAGTATATTCCATTCCGTATTCCGAGATATTGGGATGGTATTGACCTGATGAAAATGCTGATTCAAATTAGATACGAAAATGTGTCTACTAAAAAAGGACAAGTATCTACAGCTGTAAATGTTGCATCAAGTACAACAAATATTACGTTTGGTTGGTTAGTTGATCAGAATGTTACTGCTATCGCCGGTGATGTCAGATTTGAAATTATGGCAACTGGCTCAAACGAGAAAGGAAATACATACGTTTGGAGAACAAGACCAAATGGTAGACTTACTGTCCTTGAGGGATTAAATTATGATGGTATTGTTGAGCCATCAGATGACTGGTATGCAGGTTTTGTAACAACCATAATGGGTCATGTTAACGAAGCCAAAGAATACGCTGATCAGGCAAAAGCTTCTGCTGCTTCCGTAGATGTTAATACTATTAAGGCGGACGTGAAAAAATCTGTAACAGCAGATGTGAACGCAAATCTTGCAGAAAATTATTATAACAAAACAGAGATTGATACTAAGGTTCGAGAACTCAATGATGCTATAGGCGGAATTGATAGCTTAAAAAATCTTAAGGTCGATTATGATAACACAACTGGAAGACTTGTATTTAAAGATGGTACTGTTATTCTGACAACTATCACAATTAACAGTTTATCAAACTTAAATGTTACTTATGCCGTTGAAGGTGGTAAGGGTAAGCTTACTTTTAAAAATGGCGAAACAGAAATTCAGTCTGTGGAACTTAGCTCTATTGAACCGTCTGCACAGTGGACAGCTGCTCTAAAAGAGGAAATTAATACAGGAGTTGATACAAAAATCAGTCCTGTATCAGAAAAGGTAAATGCTGTGGAATCTTCGGTAACTAACTTTTCCAAAAAGGTTGAAACAAATACTTCTGATATTACAGCATTAAAAACAAAGACAACGGACCTTGAGAAAGCAGACGAAGCAATTCGTTCAACTGCATCTGAAGCCAAAAATACAGCAGATATTTTAAAACAGAATATTGCCGACTACGATTCACAGTTTAATACGATTAACGGTGACATTACAAATATTCAGGCTGATATTGATGAAATTAAAAAGAATCCAGCTGCAACAACATACGATGTTAATATTGTAGATACTACATTTACATGGTTTGAAAACGGAGAAATTGCAAAAACATTTACACTTCCAAGTGGCGGAGGTGGTGGTGGGTCTAACACTTCTACTATCACAATTGAACGTGTAACTCCTGCAGATGCAATTTTCTTACTTGGTGATAAAGCAGAAATCGAATACACATTTAGCTCTGTTGATAACACTGGCGATACAACTGGTGATGGTACAGCTATTTGGAAAGTAGGAAATACAATTGTATCAACAACCACTGCTTCTCAGGGAACTAACAAGGTTGATTTAACAGAGTATTTATCAGTAGGCTCTAATCAGATTAGAGTTAGTATCACGGATAGCTTTGGAACAATGTCATATAAAACTTGGACTGTTACTATTGTAGAATTTAAGCTTGAAAGTACATTTGATGATACACTGATTTACACTGATACAGACGTAGTATTTAGATATACACCTTATGGTAATGTAAATAAGACCATTCATTTTATCTTGGATGGACAGGAATTAGAATCCGTAACAACACAGGCTTCCGGTCGTATTATATCATACAATATTCCAAAACAGGAACATGGTGCTCATTTCCTTAAAGTATATATGACAGCAACAGTAAATAATAAAGATATTACTTCTGCTACTATCTATAAAGATATTGTATGCGTTGATCCGTCAAACAGAACTCCTATTATCGGATGCTCACAGCAAGAATTTACTGCAAAACAATATCAGGCTACAAGTATTAAATATGTTGTTTATGACCCAGCTCATAATCCTGCTACCGTTAAGTTGTCTATTGATGGAAAAACAGTTTCTACATTAACAGTTGACAGAACTGCGCAAGTATGGAGTTTTAAATCTTCTGAGGTTGGTCAGAAAAATCTTACTATTTCATGTCAGAAAATCACAAAAATTCTTACCGCACATATTGAAAAACTTGATATAGATGTAAATCCAATTACTACAAATCTTGCATTTGATTTTAACCCAGTTGGTTTATCAAATGGTGACGAGAACAGACTTTGGAGCGATGAAAATCATTCGGAAGTTGCTTTGACTGTATCAGATAACTTTGACTGGGACAACGGTGGTTATCAGATTGATGATGATGGAAATCAGTATTTCTGCGTAAAAGCAGGTACTACTGCTTCTATTAGTTATAATCTGTTTGCCAAAGACCCAAAACAAACTGGTGCTGAATTTAAGATTATTTTCAAAACTAAAAATGTAAGAAATGCTTCTGCCACTTTCTTGTCATGTCTCGATGGATTGGCAGATTCTAATATTGGACTTGAAATGAAAGTTCATGAGGCAAACATTTACACGTCCACAGACGATCTTTATTTCCCATATTCCGAAGAAGATATTATTGAGTATGAATATAATATCAATTCAATTGATACTAAAAGTACAACAGCAACATCTATTATCATGACATATGAAGATGGTGTTGGTGGCAGACCTATTATTTATGATAATTCACATAGATTACATCAGTACACTCCTGCTCCAATTTCTATCGGATCTCCAGACTGTGATGTGTTGATTTACAGGATAAAAGCTTATAGTGCAGCTCTAACAGATTCTGACGTATTATCTAACTTCATTGCAGACGCAAGAAACTCTGATGACATGATCGATAGATATAACCGAAATCAGATTTATAACGAAAACAATGCTCTTACACCGGATTCGGTTGCAAAAGCATGTCCTGATTTAAGAGTTATTAAGATTGAAGCGCCACATTTTACAAATGATAAGAAGGATTTTGTGCTAAATACTTCCATGGAATGTGTTTATGTAAATGGCGATCCAAAATTTGATAACTGGAAATTTACTAACGCCTGTCACGCTGGACAGGGCACTACCTCTAATGAATATGGTTTTGCAGCAAGAAACATTGATGTTATTTGCTGTTTTGATGGAATTCATAAGGTAAATAGTAAAATTGATCTTGATCCAAATTATAAAACAAAACTTGTTCTTGGCGATGGAACCGAATATACAGAGGGTGATGGTAAGATATCTCTTACTCGAAACTCCGTTCCTAATAACTGGCTGAATTTTAAAGTAAATGTGGCTTCTTCTGAAATGGCAAATAACGCACTTCTTCAGAAAAGATATAATGATTATCTGCCATATTCTACTCCTGCATCTCGTAAGGATAAAAAGATTAAAAACTCTATGGAATTTGTAAACTGTATTATTTTTGTAAAAGAAAGTGATCCGGATATTTCTACTCATAGAGAGTTTAATGATACAGAATGGCACTTCTACTCTCTTGCCAATATGGGTGATTCAAAAAAAACTGATATAACAAGAGCTTATGATCCAGATGATATGAACGAATGCTGTATTGAAATTAGCGATAATACACTTCCAAACTCTGTATTCCAAACCGGTGTAACAAATTCAGATGGTTCAATGAAATATCCTATTTCTAAAGATGAATGGAAAGCTGGTAATACAGCATACGACAATCTTTATAATAACTGGGATGGATCATTTGAATTTAGATATGACTGTTGTGGAGATTCAAAGGATGGTTCTGCGATTTCTAGTGATGAAGCAAAAGAAAAGATTCGTAAACAAAATAAACAAAATTGGAGAGACTTCTATGAATTTGTAATTACATCTTCTAATGAAGATTTTGTAGCTCATTTAGGCGATTGGTGCATTGTCAATTCGGTGTTGTATTTATACCTCTTCACACTTAGATATACAATGATTGACAATCGTTCAAAAAATGTATTCCCACATTGGGCAAAACATTATATTAGCAATGAAGAAGCTTCTACCCTTGGTGATAAAGCTAAGTATTACACTATAGATGATACGGCAGCTGCCATTCACAATGGATATAGATATGACTTGTGGGATTACGACAACGATACAGGACTTGGAATCAATAACAGTGGCGAGCTTACTATGTCTTATGGCAAAGAAGATACCGATTATAAGACAGATGGAGATCCAAGTTCTGGATACATCTTTAACGCTGCAGAATCTGTATTATGGTGTAGAATTCGTGATTTAATGCCAAAGCAACTTGCATCATTATATCAGTCTGTAGATTCAAACTGTTGGAGTGATACTCATCTTATTAATGAATTCGATGCTTGGCAGAATCAATTTCCAGAAGAATTATGGAGAATCCATTACGAAAGATTATATCTTCGTACATATCAAGGTGTTATCTTTCCAGGAAAAACTGAAGTAACAAAGTCAGACAGATTCCTTAAAGAATGATGAACGGACGTAAAAAATATCAGCGTAGACAGTGGGAACGTGATCAACATGCATATATGGGAACAAAATTCCTTCATACTGATGTTAAGTCTGATCAGATTATGTTCCGTTGTAATACTCCTAAGACAGCTGTTGTAAAACCAGATTATACATTAAGAATTGTTCCATACTCAGACATGTATATTTCTGTACTTTATGGTAATTCACCGGAAACAACTCAGATTCGTGCAAAAGCAGGTCAGGAATATGAAATTACAACTAACTTAACTAATATGGATGATACTGCCATTCTTATCTATTGCGCATCAAGAATCCAGGCACTTAATGATTTATCTGCTTGTTATATCCATGATAATGATTTCTCTAAAGCATCGAAGCTTAAAACTCTTATTATTGGTAATGAAACAAATGGCTATCAGAATACGTTCTTAACGGCTCTCAATATGGGTAATAATACACTTCTTGAAACTCTTAATATTAAGAATTGTCCAAACTTAACAGGATCTGTAAATCTTTCTGCATGTGAGAATCTTATTAATCTTTACGCACAGAATACTGCTATTACTTCTTTCCTGCTTGCTAATCACGGTAAGATTAAGAATGCATATTTACCTGCAACAATTAATACTCTTACGTTTAAAAATCTGAAAGACCTTACAAATCTTAATGTAGCATCTTATGATAATCTGCAGACATTTGTTTGCCAGAATTCTATTGTGGATGCACTTGAAATTATAAAAACTGCTATTTCGACACTTAAGACCGTAAGTATTACAGGTATTGACTGGAATCTTGAAAATACTGATCTTTTAAAGAAATTAGCAAAGCTTGGTGGTATTGACGAAAATGGTATTACCATTGACCAGTCTGTATTAACAGGAACTATTCACATTCCAGTTATGCGTCAACAGGAGTATAAAGACTTTGTTGGAACTGATGACGAGCCAGGTATCTGGACAAATCTTACAATCACATACGATTCTATGATTGCACAGTTTAAAGTTTCATTCTTAAATGACGATTCAAACAAAACTGTGTTAGATATTCAGTATGTTGACAAAGGCTCATGCGCTGTAGATCCTACAACTCGTCAGGATGATCCTATAGCTATACCTATAAAACAAAGTACCATTGAAAATGATTTTACATTTAAGGGATGGGACACTGTTCTTTCAGATAAAATCTTTGCAGATAGAGTTATCAATGCAGTTTATACAAGTACAATCAGAAATTATACCGTAAAGTATAACTCTAAAGGTTTAACCTTACAGGAAACTGTAGCCCCATATGGAACTTATGTTAAATACGAGGGTGATACTCCTGTATACACAGCCGAGGAAGCTGCCTATAAATACAATTTATTTAAAGGATGGGATCAGTCCGGATATGTAAACGGTGATAAAACTGTAAACGCAGTGTTTGACACCTGTGAATATGTAGACGGATACTTCAATGATAAAGATCTCAAAGACCTGTCTCAGGTTGAGTTATATGCAATGATGAAAATGGGACTTGAGCAGAAAGTTCTGTCACTGAAAGACTCATTTGATTTTACACTTGGAGTTGACTTCCATTACAACGATATTGAGGAAGAAGAATTAATCTCTTCCACAACAGTATTTGACGGAACAAACCATATTGATACTGGAATCTCTATTATGGATAAGGATAAGGATTTCACATTTGCGATTGACTTTGAATTTGATAACGAGAACGCAACAGGTGCTACTTTGGCACAGTGTTTCCAGGGTGATGGTTCTAACGGATTCCGCTTATGGTATAGTCAGAGTTACAAATTATCATGGGGAACTGATAGTGCGAATGCATCAAGCTCCGGTGGACGTGAAATTATTGTAATTCGTCATAAGGCAGGAAGTCAAAAGCTCTATGTATACAATTCTAATATGTCTGGAAATGCAATCTCTACTGCTACTCTTCAGGCAATCCGTATTCCCGAAATCACATCAACTCTTGTTTTTGGATGCTCAAAGGCAGATGATGGTGCTTATGAAAACTATGCAAAAGGCAAGATCCACTGGTGCAAACTGTGGTATTCAGACCTTGGTGAAGAACAATGTTCGGATATTGCAGCATGGATTCATGAAACGATTCCAATGGAAGTAGCTAAATTTAAAGCATACTACTTATCAGATGTCGCTTCTAAGAGAGCAAATGTAACATTTATTGCTTCAAATCTTCTTGGTTCTAAGAAAGCTTATAGTAACAAGTCTACAAATACCGGTGGATGGGCAGAATCTACGCTTAATACGTGGATGAACACTCGTATAACGAAAGCTATACCACCACTCTGGAAAGCACTGATTAAGCCTGTTAAAGTTAGTTCTTCTACTGGAAATAAATCGAATACAATATCAACATCTAATTGTCGTTTTTATGTACCAGCACTATATGATATTGATGCTTCTGCAGGAAGTGATCCGTATAGTTCTGAAACAAATGCAACAATTCAATATTATGTTGATAACGATTCAAGAAAGAAGGCAAGAACTTCAAGTCCAGATGTTTACGAGTCTTACTGGACTAGATCACCAAATGCCCAGGTATCTAACTGGGTTTACTCTGTAAGTGAGCAAGGTGATACATATGGATATTCTTATCCTGGACAGGAAAATGGAGTTCTTCTTATGTTTAGCATTACATGTGAGGGGTAGGGAAACCTACCTCTCTTTTTAATATGAAGGGAGAAATCACATGTACTACAAAGTAACTAATTCAATGACACAAGATATTGTGGATGTCATTAAGGAAATTCACTATATACAGTACCAAGAGAAACATAAAATACTGATTTTATGTGACATCAAAATTGCACAGGCTATTTTAAGTTCAGACGGTAAAAAAGGCTGGCATATTGATGGGCTGTATAATTTCCCACTTGATAACACAATATACGAAATTGAGCCTATTTCACGATTAGAATACGAAGAAATAGACGCAAAATTACACGAGGTAGATTAACATGGCAAAATTACCAGTATTTTTTACTGCCTCAACAAAAGCGATTGCTGAAAAAGCAATTCAGCGAGGTATCTTAAAATATCCAGGGCTTTGCTATATAGAAGACGGAAATGTAATTGCATGGATGACTGAAGATAATGAGATCAGATATACAAAAGGTGATAAACAAATCACTGACGTAAGATTTTCTGGATCAAATCTTCAGTTTTTTAATGAAAAGAAATTACTCTTCTCTTATGATCTATCCATGACAGACGAGGACAAGGACCATATTGTTGATGAAGTAAAACGACAAATCGGGCTTGATAATTATATAAAATCCTCAGAGCTATCTACTATATTAGATAATATTATTGGAAATCTCGAAGATAAGCAAACTGTTGTAGATTATATTAACAGTCTGTCTTATAGAAAGCTCACAGATAAACCAATTGAATATTTGATCGGATCTCTTACAGTACCGGTCACAATTTCGACTCTTGATGATGGAATTTATAAAATCAAGGGTCAATTTATTATTGGTGGTAATAGCACCACCGTTCACTCTTCTGCAGATGAAGTGTTCTTTTTAGTTTCACATGATGAAGATACTCACGGCACATCTATTACTCAATTCAAAGGCAATTCTATACTTCTCTACTTTATCCAACAAGATGGTGATTACGTAACGGACAAATATGTAACTGAAAAATGGGTAAATGATCAGAATTTTATGTCTGCGGACTCTGCAAAACAATTCATTCAGGAACAGCTTGAGCTGACTGTATCAGATCTTGTTGATAAGAAAATAGACGAAGCTTTAGATAAAAAAATCGGTGGACTTGAATCTGCTGATATTGCAAACATATTTAACTAAATTTCCAAGGAGGAACAAATATAATGGCTGGAAAATTACAATTCATGACAATTAATAATCTTCAGGAGTTCTTGAATCTTCACAATGTGCAGATTGATAAAAAGATTTCCGATGCTGTAGCAAACTCCATTAAAACTGTATCCCAGTCTGAGGATGGATACACAATTTACTTTTATACTAAAACTGCACCAGTAACAATCGAAGATGCCGTATTTACACTGAGTCTTCCACAGCCACTGACAAAAATAGATAAAGTTAAGAACGCAGTAGAGGGTAATATTCCAAGTCTTAGCAAAGATGGTAATTTGGTAGATTCCGGAAAATCTGTTACAGACTTTGATGCTGCTGGTGCTGCAGATACTGCAAAAGCAGAGGTGTTAGGTGTAGTTGGTACTATTCCAGCCGATGCAACAGCTAAGAACGTAGTTGACTACATTAAAGAAGTTGTTACTGCCGGTGCTTACGATGACAAGCAGATTAAAGCAGACATCGCAGCAAACAAAGGAGCTATTGATACCCTGAACGGAACAGGCGATGGTTCTGTAAAGAAAGCCGTTTCCGATGCTGTAGCTAAAATCGTAGCAGAGGCTCCAGAAGCTTATGATACTCTGAAAGAAATTTCTGATTGGATCACAAATCATACATCAGATGCTGCTACAATGAACAGCCAGATTAATACAAACAAAACAGATATTGCTAATCTGAAAACTTTGATTGGTACATTACCTGACACAGCAACCTCTAAAGATATTGTAAGCTACATTGCTGAGTACGTATCTAAAGCTCTTGCTGATTCTGATCTCTCTCAGTATGCAACAGCTGAGGCTCTGAAGGCTTGCGTAGGTAGAGTAGATGCTATTGAGAAGAAAATTCCTACTCTTGAAGCAGCCGACACAGCTAATACAGAAGCCATTAATGGTGTTAAGACTAGAGTTGAAACCGTAGAAGGCAAAGTCAAAGCTATTGAAGATGATCTTGCAGTTGAGAAACCAAAGATTGCAAAAAATGCAACTGATATTGCAGCCTTACAAGGACTTGTTGGTGATGGTTATGAAGCTATTCCATCTGAAAAGATTCAGGCTCTTTTTAAAGTAACTGAATGATTATTGTAAAGGAGGGGAAATTCCCCTCCTTTTTTGAAAGGGCATAATGGACATGAAAACACAATTTCTTGACTATAGCGGATTAGGGGAAGCCGTAAATTTAATAAAAAAATATATTGCCGACCATAAAGAAATTCTTCCTTATGCTTCTTTAGGATCGTTCCCCAAAATTGGAAATGAAGATTGTCTTTATATTGACATATCTTCAGGTTTATTTTACCGTTGGAATACTAATGGTAAGCAATATATATTACTTGGCGGTAAATCAGTTAAAGAAGTTTCAATTGAATCTGGAAGCACGAATGGAACAATTAAACTTATTGTAGATGGTGTAAAAACAGATAATATTGAAATAAAAGGATTAGGTGCTGCTGCTTTTATAGACAATTATGCAGGATCAACAATTCCAGGTGGTCCGGCAATAAACGCAATGGATATTGCATCACAAACTCCAATTCTTGCCGTTGGTGATGAGCAGAATAATATTTCTGTAAAGAAAAATACCAATGGTACTTTTATGAATGGCGAGATTAATGTTGAAGTCAATCTTTCTGTAAATGGCAAAGCGCTTAACGTTGATGGGAAAACTCTTACAGTAGCGCAAAGCAACACTTCAGATAAATATGCAATGCGTAATGCATTGGATTTTGCATGGTATAAAACTCATTGGCAAATTGGTAATGTTCGATCAAATGCAGAGGATAGTATCGGATTTGGATTCGCGTATAGCATGATGAAGGAGAACATTTCATTCCGAAAGCTCTCTTATCTGATTCGGGACAGTTTACTGTTGACAGCCTAAAAGCCAATATTATATTGGGAGATCTTTCCGGTAATGCAACATCTGCATCAAAAGTACCATGGAGTGGAATTACTGGAAAGCCGGATTCAATGCCAGCCTCAGATGTATTTCCATGGGCTAAAGAAGCAACAAAGCCAACTTACACATATGTTGAGGTAGGTGCTGCACCATTAGAACATAACCATGATGATCTATATTATACAGAAGCTGAGATTACCGCATTCTTAAATAAAAAAGCTAACATAGAACATAATCACGATTCAGTTTATTATACACAGACAAAAATAAATGAATTGCTGTTACAGAAATCAGACTTGGGACACAAACATGCAAAAGGGGATGTTGGTTTATCAAATGTTGATAATACGGCTGACAAGGACAAAGTTGTTAAATCAGCTGCTTCAGCAGATGCTGTTGCATGGATTAATGTATTAAACAAGCCAGATTCATATATTCCATCTGCCCATGGTCACATGATTGCAGAAATAACAAACTTACAAACATCTCTTGATAGCAAATCAAATATAAACCATACACATGATGATAGATATTTTACCGAGACAGAAACGACAAATCTTTTAAAAAACTATATGCCAATTGGTAGTACTGTGTCTTGGAATAAATTGACGGATGTCCCGAAAACGTTTGCACCATCCGAGCATACACACAACTATGCAGCATCATCTTCCGCTGGTGGTGCAGCTACAAGCGCTTTAATGATATCCGCACAGACACCTATACTAGCATCTGGAAATGAATCAAATGATATTTCAGTTAAACAGAATGCTAATGGCACATTTACAGGTCGTTCATTTAAACTGGATATAGGAATTGCTCTTGGCGGAAAGGTTATATCAATTGGCGGTAGATCAGTTGTTGTATCTAAACCTATGAGTGCATCGGCAAAATATGCCCTTAGAAACGCACTTGATTTTAAGTACTATTCAAGCCATTGGCAAATAGGTAATATCAGAGCAAATTCTAATGAAAGCATTGGATTTGGATTTGCTTATAGTGACGATGGAACTACTTATTACCCAAAAGCAATATTAACAACAGCCGGTGTCCTTTCAATTGAAACAATTAGAGCAAATAGATTTGAGGGTAGATTATACGGAACCGCAAGTTCTGCTGACTCTGTAACATGGACTGCAATTACCGGTAAACCAGCTACATATACCCCATCTGCGCATAACCACAATGATTTGTATTATACACAAGCTCAGATGGATGATAAACTTTTTGGAAAATCGGATATTAATCATACTCATGATTATCTTCCACTTTCTGGTGGTAGTATAACTGGAGCAGTAAATTTTTTAGATGATTATAATAATCCTACTATTAACATTTCTTCAATATTAGGATATTTAGATAATGGAGAAACAAACTCTCGCACATTGCTACTACTATATAATAATATTTACAAAGATGGAGCCAAAACAAGTAGTTATACTGCTAGAATTGGTTACTCTGGTAATAAAAATGTAAACCTGGAAATCCCTGACAAGTCTGGAATGATTGCTGTTACAGATGATATCCCGGCAACCTACTCATGGGACTCTATAATTGATAAGCCAGACATTTATAATATGGAAATTGGTAGTACAAGTGGCGGAGCAGATTTTATTACTGGAAATACTGTTTGTGTTAACAACAATTTGATAATTAATAAGAAGCTAGAGATCAAAAGCAATGTTAAAGTAAACGGCGGATTAAATACACAAAATTTAGTTCCTGCTGCAGATTCTACTTACTTTATTGGTACAAGCAATCAACGTTATTACGGATATTTTACAAGAATACATACAGATTCAATTATACCAAATTCCACAGGACAAGGTAGTATTGGTAGTACAACATCAAAATTTTCCAACTTATATGTAAATAACATTGGATCATCTATATATCCATGTAACTCAATATCATCTGCGAGTTTTAGCGTTCCAACAGAAAATGGAGGGTCAAGTGTTGCTTTTATATCTTCAAGAGTAAAAAATAGTTGCCAAAGTGGATATATTTATCTTAAATACGATCAAGGTATTACGTATATTGAGCCGTGTGAGTCTAAAATTGGAACAATAAATGTTACTCTTCCATCCGTTTCCGGTGAGCTTCAGGTTTCTACGTCTGATATTCGTCTTAAAGATAATATTCATGATTCCACTATTAATGCCATTAATCTTATAGATAAAATTAAAGTACGACAGTTTGATTGGCGTACAGATCATTCGCATCAAGATATAGGATTTATTGCTGATGAGCTTGAACAATTGGATTCACGTCTTGCAACAAGTGGTTCAGATGAACTTGACGAAAATGGATTGCCTAAAAATCCAAAATGTGTAAATGATTTCTATCTTATGGGATATATGGTAAAAGCTATGCAAGAAATGTCTCAGAAGATTACAGAACTTGAAAATAAATTGAATAGAAAGGAGATGCTGTCATGTTGATTCCATGGCAGCTATTTTTATTATGGATTCAATTAATGCCAATACTTTGACCGAAGTTACAACGGTCCCAACAAATAAAAAACTTATCTTTACTGACCCAGATACTAACGAGGGTGGAATTATTACAATGGAAAATCTGACAAAACAGGTGTTACAAAATTTGACATCGCAGGCGTTTGCCCTTGATGCTGGAAATATGACTATCCCTGCTGCTCTTAATGCGCTAAATAGTGACCGGATCAGGAAGTCAGAAAACATATATTCTAGTTCTGATCTTGCTGAAGATACACTTATAAAATGTAACCATGGAGAAATTAGGTTATTCACAATACAA